GGAGCGTGGCGTTAGAGATACAACTAGCACCACCAAGGCAGACGTAGCCATACGCCAGATCAAGAAACTGTTCAAGACGAAGGACTACACCGAGACCATATACCATGCGGAGACTGCGATGCACGTTGCGTTCATAGATGCCGTGCGTACTTTGCGTGACCCTATCCGTACCATGCGCCTACTCAAGAGCACGGTAAGCATACAGGCGTACGCTATGGCGAAGGCTCTCGGTGAACCGATCGTGTCGCCTGACTTGCTGGAGGTTGAACGCACGCTGAAGTCGGACACATTCAAGCAGTCTATGGCAGAGTACTTTCTGGCAGAGGGATTGGCGCACATACACGGCACGAACAGGTTGCGTACGATGGTGGCCTTGGGTGACAACCAGTACTTGTACAGGAACGACGACAGTGAGTTGGTCGCGGTTGACTTTGACAAGCTGCCTGAGCCTATCCAGAACAGCGTCAGTGTGCTACACCTGATGCAGGACAACGAGATCGTGCGTGACGTAGGCTACAGATACAACGACACACACTTCTACGTGGTGATGTAATAACAAACCACACCCACTAAGACCCGCTTCGGCGGGTCTTTTTTTTGTCTATACTAGAACAACCCGACACGCTGTCTGATTGTTCCTATGGGGTAGGTGTTTCCCCTCATAAAATAATCCTTGACACTGTCTAATCTCCCCATACAATAGGTATACCGACATGGCAGCAACGCCCGAGAAAAAGGTCAAGGATAAGGTGACAGCCATCTTGCGAAAGCATGGTGCCTATTACTTCTTCCCCGCGACTTACGGCATGGGCAGAGCTGGTATTCCTGACATCATCGTGTGCTTCAATGGGCTCTTCGTAGCCATCGAGTGCAAGGCGGGCAAGGGAAAGACAACGGCACTACAAGATAGAGAACTCGCGGCGATCAAAGAAGCTGGCGGTATCTCTACAGTAATCAACGAAACCAACATCGAGTTGGTCGAGAAAATCTTATCAGAGGTGAATCATGCTAGAGAAATTATTGAGGGCTCGACTCCCTGAGCAGATCATTGCTCTCATCGAGAAGCTTGAACAAGACCCTGATGCCAGTCACCTAGATAAGGTGGTGTGGCTAATGAAAAACTCCGAGGCTGTGTTCACTCGACGCGAGCGCTGGGCCCTGAAACGCGCAGTGCGTAAGTGCCGCAACGTGTTACGCCGCGAGCAGACGCTGAACCGTGTGATGCGCATCGTCATCAACGAGCCAACGCAAGAGAAAATTGCTGAGCGGTATATCTACAACCAAGGCATACAGGGCGCGGGTATGTCAATCCAGCAGTATGGCTTGATGAGTCAACAGATGCAGATCGACGAGGAGGTGAAGGCGCGACAGCACATGAATGCGGCGCAAGCTCATGGCATCAGAGCCGGTGGCTTCTACCAAGACCCAAGGACGATGCTTTGATTACCATCGACTTCGAGACGTACTACGCGACTGACTTCTCGCTCACAAAGCTCACGACCGAAGAGTATGTGCGCGACGACCGCTTCCAAGTTATCGGGGTGGCGGTCAAAGTTAACAACGAGCCGACCAAATGGTTCAGCGGTGACTTCACGCAGACAGCTATGTGGCTACATCGCTTCCCGTGGGAGAACCACTTCGTGTTAGCCCATAACGCGATATTCGACGCCGCCATCATGACGTGGCACTTTGGTATCCGACCCAAGGCATGGCTGGATACGCTGTCTATGGCCCGCGCCACGTTGGGACCTAACGCCAAGGTTGGTCTTGCCTCCCTTGCAGAGCAGTACGGGCTTGGTAAGAAGGGTCTTGAAGTCAACGATGCCAAGGGTAAACGGCGGGAGGATTTCTCCCCACAAGAGTTGGCTGACTACGGCGGTTACTGCGTCAACGATGTGGAGCTGACCTACAACCTGTTCAAGGAACTCGATGCGGGCTTTCCTGTGAAAGAAAAACGCCTGATCGACATAACTATCCGCATGTTCAGCGACCCCATGCTGGAACTGGACACCGATGCGCTGGAGGCGCACTTGACTGGTGTGCGTGAACGCAAGGCCAAGTTGTTCGAGACATCGGGCATCACCAAAGAAGTGCTCAACAGTTCGGCTAAGTTCGCCGCCTTGTTGCAGTCGCACGGTGTGTGGCCCCCGGTCAAGATCAGCGCGACTACGGGCAAGGAGACCTACGCCTTCGCCAAGAGCGATCAGGAGTTCGTTGCGTTGCTCGAGCACCCGAAAGAAGAAGTGCAAGCCATCGTTGCCGCTCGTATCGGCGCGAAGTCAACACTGGAGGAGACACGCACAGAACGCTTCATCTCGATCGCCAAGCGCGGCCCCATCCTCGGCTCGGTACGCCGCATGCCTATCCCATTGAAGTACTACGCCGCGCACACCGGGCGTTGGGGTGGCTCGGACAAGGTGAACCTTCAGAACCTGCCAAGTCGTGGGGCAGAGGGCGGCAAGTTAAAGCGTTGCATCGTTGCACCTCGCGGGCATGTCATCATCGACTGTGACTCGTCCCAGATTGAGGCTCGTGTGCTGGCGTGGCTGGCAGGGGAGCAGACACTGCTTAAGCTGTTTCGCAACGGCGAGGACGTTTACAAGTACATGGCGGCTCAGATATACAACAAACCGTTCGATCTTGTTACGCCAGAAGAACGCTTCATTGGCAAAACTACAGTGTTGGGCGCGGGTTACGGCATGGGCGGCGAGAAGTTCCAAGCGCAGTTGGCCAACATGGGCAAGGACGTTGACCTCGACATGTGTAGACACATCATCAAGCAGTATCGCCAATCCAACCGTGCTATCTCGAACTGGTGGCTGGAGCTGAACCAAGTGTTGCAAGCGATCATGGCGGGCAAAGAAGTCGCGGTTGACAAGGTGGGCCTCATGACGACCAGCCCAATGCTGGGTATCGAGTTGCCCAACAATCTGTTCCTGAACTACCCCGAGTTGACCCGAGGCACAAACAATGACTTCAGCTACATGACCCGAGCTGGGCGCAACCGTATCTACGGTGGCAAAGTGGCAGAGAACCTGTGCCAAGCCGTTGCACGTTGCGTCATTGGTGAGCAGATCATCGAGATTGAGAAGCGCTACCGGGTTGTGTTGACTGTGCATGACGCTGTTGCTTGCGTTGTGCCCGAAGCTGAAGCCGAAGAAGCTCGTGCGTATATAGAGCAGTGTATGCGCACATCACCCAAGTGGGCAGAAGCTCTGCCCCTCAACTGTGAGTCAGGAATGGCCACGAATTACGGAGATTGTTAATGACAAAGCCCATCACATGGTCGTACAGCAGTTTGGCCCTGTACCAGCAGTGCCCTAAGAAGTACTACCACCTCAAGGTCGCCAAGGACATCAAGGAAGAGTTGGGCGAAGCCATCGTCTTCGGCAACGAGATTCATAAGATAGCTGAGCTATACGTTAGTAAGGGTCAACCTATTCCAGAGAAACACATCAGCATCGAGCCAGCGCTTAAAGTGCTGAAGGACATGCCCGGTGAGAAGTTGTGCGAGAACAAGCTGGGCCTGACCGCTGACCTGAAGCCCTGTGGGTTCTTCGACAAGAAGGTGTGGTGGCGCGGCATCGCTGACCTCATCATCTTGCAGGGCGACACGGTCCTCACTGTGGACTACAAGACGGGCAAGAGCAGCAAGTACGCAGACCTCAAGCAGCTTGAGATTCTGTCGCTGGCTATCTTCAAACACTTCCCTCAAGTCAAGAAAGTGAAAGCTGGACTCATGTTCCTGTTCGCTGATGACTTCGTTAAGACTGCGTACTCCGCTGATTCACAGAGCGAGCTGTGGACAGCGTGGGTATCAGATGTTGGGCAACTTGAGCAATCTGTCGTGAACAACGTATGGAACGCCAAACCCAACTTTACATGCCGGGGCTGGTGCCCTGTGCACACATGTGACCACAACCAAGGAAACTAAAAATGAAACGCATCCAATCACAAGCGCAGAGAATCCGCGACCACTTCAACGCCAACCCCGGCAAATCAGTGCCTGACGTAGCCAAAGACATGGGGCTGAAGTATCAGGTCGTGTACATGGTCAAACGAGGCATGGACAAAAAGTTGTCAGACCTTGCGTACCAGATCGGCAAAGGGCGTAAGCAAAAGCCAATGCTTCGCACCATGATCGACATGACCCAACATGCAGACGGCTCTATTACAGAGAAGGTCACACATACTCCCATCACGATGGAAGAGCCCAAGGCTGACCCCGTGAACCACCCTGCCCATTACAAGTATGGAGGCATTGAGACCATCGACTTTATCGAAGCCAAGGAGCTTGGGTACAACTTGGGCAATGTGGTGAAGTACATCACCCGTTCTGACCATAAGGGCAACCGCAAGCAAGACCTCGAGAAAGCTGCTTGGTACCTCCAACGTGAGTTATCACACATGTTATGAAAGTCACGCGTAGTCTACGCAAGCAGATCAAGGAGTACGAGCGCGAGGGCTTCCATGTCGTCGCCATCGAGAACCGCTCGGGCTCCCATAAGATGCTGAGCTTTGCGGAGTTCCCTGAGCCCCAAGTCGTGACGATCTCAAAGTCTGACTGGCGGGCGTTGAAAAACAATATAGCAAGGTTCCGCCGATTGGCGGCAAGGAGAGAAGATGAAGGCAATACTTGAGTTCAACTACCCGGACGACGAAATAAAACTACGCCGGGCCATCCACACGAACGAAGCGTTCGACACACTGTGGGCCATCAAGAACCGGGTGAACAAGCGCTTCACCCACAAGGCTGATCTCGAAGACGTGTTGCGGTACGTGCGCGAGATAACTGATGACGCTTTGAAAATTTGTGGGGAGGACGTATGAAAAAACTTTTACTCGTCACTGCACTGCTGTGCGGTGGAGCGCAAGCCCAACCTAGCTCCATCCTGTACTCGGGTCAGGAGCTGTACGGCAAACTCAACAATGATCGTTTGTCTGCAATGGGATACATCGCTGGTGTGGCTGATTCCCTATCTGGCATAACCATCTGCATCCCTCCCGGTCAGGTCACGCTGGGGCAGATGGCTGACATGGTCAAGCAGTCGCTGGAGCGCCTACCTTCAGAGCGGCATCTGTCGGCTGACATCTTTGTTCAAGCCACATTGGAGAAGCGCTGGCCCTGTGCTAAGAGGGGGGCGGGAGTATGAAGACCCACATCTATACCTGCATTGCCATCGTCATCTGGGCTGTGGCTTCTGTGCTGGTGCTGCTGTACGCACCGAGGACGAACTACAAACGCATCGACTGCTCACAAGCGGAGTTTCACCCCGACTTCACGGCTGAGATGAAAGAACAGTGCCGCATGATGCGGTCTGGGAGGTTGCTATGAGAAGCGCAATTGAAATGG